TTGGATTTACGATACGGGGCTAAGGACTCCTCGTAGTTCATAAAATTCTTAGCGCAATCTTCCCTATATGTGCGGTTAACAATGTAAAGATTCTTGGTATCAGGCTCATAGCGTGCAGTCAATGCACCCCTTGGCTCTTTGATCGGGCCATGCTCTAGCCCTGTGCGGTTATCCTTATTGCCGTTAATGACCAATATCTCAGAGAAGTGGCGTTGCAAGAACCCACCTAGGAAATCATCTCCGTCAAACATGTACTCACGTGTCTTGTTCCGTGTATTATTTATTAGGTCTATAGCGTAGTTAAAGACTGGTTTGATTGGTATGTCATGCAGTCCAAGGGTTTTAGCGATTGCCCCGCCTGTGATACTAAGGGATGCCATCAATGCCCAGTACCTCTCAGCGTTTTTAATATTGGCGGCTTGCTCAATACGCAACTGGACTTCTGCCAACTGTGCTTTGACCATTGGTAGTTGGGCAACCAATGCCTGTGCGTATGGTTGTATGGCATGTCCGTAGTTATCCATTAGTTTGCCAAAGTGTTGACGTGCCCATGTTGCGTCATCAAACGGATCGGGCTTAATGTTAATCTCCATTATGCGCTTCAACTCACCATCGGGAAAACCCTTAACAGATAGCAATGCATCGGCAATGACCCTGTTAGATGACGTGATCAAGCCAGTTTGCCACTTGGTGTTATTCATGCGCTCTGCATTCTCATGCTGCTTGTAGCGGTTCTTGCCCCTACCTGATGTCACGTCATAGGCTTGTTGCGACATTTGATCAGCGGGCATATTGGTAATCTCATCCAATGTAACCGCAAAGTTTTGCATGACTCCCATCCTGCCCATGCGTGAGTTATATGTATCCTTGGGAGAAAGTAGGAGTTCTTTTGGTCTGCCGTAGATACTGTTGATCGCTTGCAGAATAGTGGTTTTCCCTGATCCTGATTCACGACTAAACAAGTTTAGCAAAAACCCATCAAGCGCCGTAAATTTCATCAGCATAGTGCCAAAGCCCATAAAGAATGCAAAGGCTCTGTCCTCCATGCCTTCTTTGCCGTATACATTAATTGTATCTTTCCATACTTGGAAGTCGCCCTTGGCTTGGAAGAACGGCACGTGCGGTAGCGTTGGGCTTGATGGCGGGCTATACACCACTTCTGTTGCACGTATCTCTCTGTCACCGACAATGATGCCTGACTCGTCTTCAATCCATCCAAATTGCTTATATGCTTTTTCTGCTTGCGAATTCATTTGTAATTCTTCCACCCATTTAGTTACATAATACATAAGCGCATCCTGCTTTTTGCCTAATGCAGTCACACCAAATGATGCAACTGTGCTGATGAATTTCTCTTTGGATAATACGCTGGCTAGCGTCATAATGAACTCACGTACACCATCTTTTGGCAAGTGCAATCTCAGTAGCACTGTCTCACCCAATTCAGGGTCTTGCATACGCTTGACAACATAGAAGTCGTATGGGTACACAATGTCTTCTACTTCTTCACCATCTGCCGTCTTGACTCTTTGGTATATACCACCTACTTTGCCTCTAAAGAACGGATGTGGATACTTCGGTATCACAAACTCTTTTAGTTCTTTGGTCTCAGGCTCTAAGTCCATGACCTTATTGTCTTCTTCAGTAGCCTCAACAATCTCTTTGCCAATCTGAATTGGAGATGTAATCTTTAGTGTGCATCCCTCGCACCCACTTGGATTTAGTTTCTTAAACGTCTCACATGTGTAAGGCCCCTTCGTCTCGTTGGCCTTCTTCTCAGTAGTTGTTGCAGAGTAATCAGGATGCTTGTGCGATATGATATGGATTGCTTTATCCCTATCTATACACTGGTGCGCAATACTTAGCCCCGCTCTCCACAACGGCTCATCAATGTCGTGTTGGTTATCGTAGATGCCAACAATCTGTTTACAGCCTGTGCCTTCGACAGATTTAATTAGAATAGTCTTAAACCTAGACTGGCTCGCACCCATCAACGCTAGCGTCACTGCATCCATTGGGCGTTTAAACTCAGCCCTTTCTAACACAGCCAACGCATCTTCGGATGGGGGCAGTAAGTCTTTAATGTTGCTTATGGTCGGAGCAACGTGCAGTACCTCAACCAAGATTGGATTGGTTGGGTCTTTCAAATGGTAAGTCTCAGGCACTCTAAGCACCCGTGCCGCTTCCCCTGTGACTGCGGGGTCAACATCAAACTTGTGTTCTACACATAACTCTTTCAGCCTCTCAGCATGGAGCTTCCATTGTTTCCTCGGCATTGATTCATCAAGCACCCAGTATATGTGTGCACCAAGCCCTGACTTCACAATAGTTGGGCGAGGCAGTTTTGTTTTCTTACAAAAATCTTTTAGGGCAACAAGCCCTTCACTCAAATCTGCATAAGGCTTTCCAGGCCCGCAATCAAGATCAATGAAAAACGACTTTAGAGATATTGCGTTGTTTGTGGTACGCCCATTCTTCGGGTCACCATATTTAGCTAAAGCAAAGAAAGCATTAAAGTTATACTCAACAAAGTAGTTTGCTTTATAACTTAGTTCTTCAATACTATCTACAAACTTCTGATCAACTATATCTTTTTCATTAACTGTTGCGATCCCGAAAGCGCAGTAATACTCATCAGCTTGTAATGGGGGGAGCACAAGCCTGAGAAACTCGTTTCTCGAAATCATATCCGTCCTTGGTTCGTCTTTTAAATGAGTTGGGCAGGGATGAGACGGAGCACCCTTTTCGGTAGCTAGCCTAGCCCCCTCAAACCGTTACGCTAATTTTGTGATTAGCTTCTGCATTTTCTCTGCGTGTTTACCCGATACAACTACCTGCCCACGAAACCATGAGTAGATAGTTACACGGCTCACTCCAAAGAACTCTGCAACGTCTGTGACTGGGATGTCTCGTTCAATGCAAATTTTACCCAGTTTTACACCAAGCAAATTTTGATTGGCTTCCTTAACTTCCTGCACTGTTAGAAGTGAGTACCCTTTAGGCATGATTAGTCATCCCACTCTTCAAGAATCTTTGACAAGTCTTTCTTGGGTGCTGGCTCTTCTTCCTTCTTAGCAGAGCGTTTGACTGGCTCAACGTCTTCCACTTTAGCTTCAGCCTTTGGTTCTTTAGCCTTGGGTGCTTCCACAGGGGCTTCCAATTTAGGCAATTTAATACCATCAGCCTCAGCAACAGTCATTGTAATAGCGTTCTTAGCTTCCAATGTTTTGCCTTGCTCAATCACAACTTGATGCTCATGAGTCTCAAGCACACGAACAGGTTTGAATGTAATGACAGGCGTTGCGCTATTAGTATCAAAACGCATCTCAGTTGCTACGGCCGTGACTGGTATACCTTTACTGCCTAACATCTTTGCATATGTTTGTAGAGGCCACTTCCCAGGCTCCCCCGCTCCGAAGATAGATTTAGATGGTAATGTGAGTTGCATGACATCGCCCTTGATATCATTAGCCAACACAACTGCAATACGTTGACTGAATCTGCAAGCACGGCTATCACCTTGACCTGAACCTTTGACGTTCTGATCGCAGTCTATGCAACGCTTGGCTTGTGGAATAGAAGACTTTGCATCAGGCACTTCACCATCAGCAGACCAACAATCAGGTGCGGCAGGCTCGCTACCTTCTGAGTAACTCTTCAAGTAAAAAGTTCTCGATACTTTTGGTGCGGCGGCAACGATGACAACATTCATTGAACGATCTTCATTCTTTGAAATCTCTTTGCCATTTGCCATGAGTCTCCACACACCACCTTTGATGGAGATGCGCTTCATACCCATACCACTTGTGCCACCCATTAGGGCTTTAGTGGTCTCGTCTAACTCAATCTCTTTTAAATAGTTTGGTAGTCCCAAATCTAACATGATGTCGTTGCTCATTTATAACTCCTAGCGTTTGATAATTACGATGGTTTGTGTTGTGTCCGCATTTAGACCCGGCGGAAGCACATCGGGGTTTTCAGAAAGAAATTGTGCCATGTTCGAGTTATTGATACGTTGTTGCATCAACGAAAAGGCATCGTTCTCTTTAATGAATTTGAAGAAAGATTCCCAATCACTAGTCCAGTAGTTCTTGGTTACCCTTTTAGATATAGTGCCGTAAGCAGTGCGCATTGTGGTAACGCCTTGCTCTTTGCATAACTCAAGTAGTTCCTTGGCTATGACATCTTGTTTTTCTTTTAGCTCGCTAACTTCTTTTTCAAGCTCCTTGCGTTTGTCTCTAATTTTAGTATAGATTTTTGCTAATCTCTCTGCTGTTGCTTCTTCAGTTACTTCAGTCATAGTGCACTCCTTTTTGTTTGTATCTCAAATATATAGGCATTACTTTACTTTGTCAAGTGTCTCCTAAAATATTTTTATATAAATCTATCAGCCTAGTATGAATGTCTACTTTTTCTGATAACATTTTGTAAACTTTTTTCTCAACGGGACTTCCCTCTAGGTGAACGACAGTACATGGGTTACGTTGCCCAGCCCTATGCACACGTGCATTAGCTTGTAGATAAGTCTCTATTGATGTGATTGGCCCCCACCATACAACAACATTAGCGGCGTGAAGTGTAACTCCATGCGCAGCGGCCTGTGGTTGAATGACAAGCACCTGTGGATTTTTTTCTGTTTGGAATTTTGAAAATATTTCTGTGCGTTTAGTTGCCGATACACCTCCATGAATTGTTTCGTTAGGGATTTGATTTTTGGTTAGTTCTTCTGCGATGATGTCGATAGCATGTTTAAATGGTGCAAAGATAATTACTTTGTGACTTGCTTCTTCGATGACTTCGAGTAACGCACTCATGCGATTCTTTGCGTCAAATGCAACTGTTTCACCGCTATCGCTATATACTGCCCCGCATGATAGTTGCAATAACTTGTTTAGATTAGCCGCCGCATTTACTGTGGTTATCTCCTCACCCGCCGCAACTGTGGTCATCTGTTTGCGTATGGCTTCGTAGTACTTCATCTGCTGTGTAGTCAAAGGTACATGCCTAGTCACGTACGTCATTTCTGGTAAATCCAAGCATTCCTCCTTTGTAAAACGTATTGCAGGTTGTAGCACATCATGAAGTATTTTTTCTGATGTAGGCTTGGGTATCCACTTGAACGTGGTTATCTTCATCATGACCATGTCCCTAAACGCACCATAGAATTTAGGCACACCTGATGGGTTAATAATTTTTGCCAACCCATACGCATCAGTAGGCGACTGAGATGCAGGAGTTCCTGTAAGCATCCACACCCATGTGTCAGGCTTGATGATTGAATTAAGAACCTTAAACCTCTTGGTGCTTACATTCTTATAAGCGTTAGCCTCATCAATGACAATGAGATCAAACTGTTGGCTTATGACTTCGTCTTTGATAATCTCTAACCCATCATAGTTGCATATCACAAACTCAGCTTGACTGCGCACTGCCTCAATACGTTTTTCTTTTGAGTAACTGTGAGCGATAGCACATGTGCGATGCATTGCAAACTTAAAGAGGTCAGCCTCCCATGCAGACTGCATGATGGATAATGGACACAACACAAGAACTTTCTTGATAACACCCTTGTTCATCAAGTAATCCACCGCCCATATCACAGACGATGTTTTACCTGTGCCTTGTTCGTTAAAACAAAATGCACGGCGATGTAACGTGAGGAAAGATGCTGTGGTCTTCTGATGGTCAAAGGGTTTATATATCCCTGTCCATTGGTAGTCCATTTCAATAGGCGATGGAACATTCTTGATACGCATGTTTTTTAATACTTGCGCCTCTTCCAACCCCCACTTCACTAGCACTTCGTTTTGCCCAACCACTTTTGATTTTGGTATCACCGCAGTTATGCGGTTAGGGTCACGTACTTTAATTAATAACGCTTTGTTGTCAATAATTTGCACTTTATTTTCTTTTCATCTTGCGTTCTTTAACGCTTATCTCCGACACTAAGTTGCCCTTTGAGTCCCGCTTGAACGAACGATTGCCAAACTCGCTTTGCACAAATGCACCTTGCTTGTTGCTACCACCTTTGTCCAATGCAAGTTTATGAGCAACATCTTTTTTGTCACCCTTTTTGACTTTGCCTTCTTTCAAAAACTTATACCGCAATTTGTTGCGTTCTTCACGATGTTTAACTTGTTCCGGTGTGTCTTCGTATTGAGCTGCCTCAGCATATTTACGGCCTGTCTTTTTAGTTGTTCCCATGATTACCTCGTTAAGGTTTAATGATATCTACCATTTTCTCAGCTTCCAAGATCAATTGCAACATATTCAAAAAGTCGTTATGCTCAATAGCACCTCTGATGGTCAGTTTTATTCCATAAAGACTCTCTAGTTTGTGCACATCATGTCTATACTTCTTTGTTCTATTGTCGAATACACTTAATGTAATTTCAGCTTGTATCTCATTACCTGATTCATTTTTTATACCAAATGTTATTTGGTTTTGATTACCATTATTTCGGTCATTGGTGTATCGCAAGTCGTGGAATATACCTGCACCTTCAATGCCTGAGTCACTCAGTTTTACATCAATCATTTGTAGTACCCCTTGCCGTTATGTGCACAATCTTTAACTGGACACCAACCTTTGCACGTAAAGTTAGGTCTTGGATTCCATACATCAAGTTCTATTGATTTTTCTAACCTGTTTGTATCCGTAATCCAGTTCTGCCAATAAATACCCGAATCTTTTACATCGTAATCCGCTTTGACAAAGTCATTTGCAATGACGAACAGCAACCCCGCCTTGATCTTCTTGACCTGTGGGTAATGCTTGAACACGGCAAGGGACATGATCTCCAACTGCTTTGTGTCCGCATACTTGCTTGTACGCCCAGTCTTGTAGTCCACCACAAAAGCACGATCATCTTGCAAGGTAATCAAGTCCACGATACCACGCCACCAAACATCTTTTGAGAAGAAACTACATGGCTCCAGGCTACGAGTCAATCCTAGCTTATTCTCACAAAGATGTTGTCCTGTCCTCTTACGGAGTAGCTCAAGAAGCTCACGTGTAAATTCAAAGCGTTGTGGCAACGGCTTGCCATCCCTGATGAACTCTTCAGCCGCCGTATGAAACTCAGTTCCATAGTTCTTCTGATCGCTTTCAGGGTCAACCACATCTTTCTTTACACGCAAGCGGTAATACTTGTGCGGGCACTGCTTGTACAAGTCAAGGCTCGAATACGACCACGTGTACTTAATCTTTTGCTCTTCGCTCATATTTTCTTTTCGATGTTATAGATGCAATGCCATCATCCAAGTTCTTACGATAATCCATCATTGCATCTGCTAGGTCATAAGCGGTTTGCACAGTATTAGGACGTTGCCCTTCATGGGAGATTAGCCCACACATTGCAAACATCGCCATTAAATCTCTCATGTGTTCATCATTCTCATCCATTCTTGTTCTTTCTATTTTTATTCATGCGCTCTACTTTTTGTTGGTGCATCTTATCGTCAATGCAGATTTCTTGTGTAGTGAATCTATGTTCATTGGCGCACTCTCTTCTGCGTACTGGTGTCTTAGTGTACTTTACAATACTCCATGCACCACATTTAGGACAATTCATTTTTTTCCGATAGTGCCCGTTCAAGGCGTTTCATCAACACGGCAATGTCTTCTTCCATCTTAGCGCAGTTTGGGCATTTTGTTGTATGATCTTTCCATCTTGGTTCTTTGTTCGATGCATTTAGAAATGCCCTGTGTTGATTAGCTTTTGCAATGCGCTCAAACTCTTCATCTTCTTCAGTCA